TCCTGCCCCCGATCCTCCTCCGCTTCCACCCATATTAATAACCTCCTAATAGGGTTGGCTTAGACGAAACAACGTCTTCTGTAACACCTCTCCCTGATGTCAGAATAGTAGATTGCCTTCCTGCGGCGGCAAGCCTTCTTTTTCTTTCATTGTCTCTAGCTGCTCTAACATCTGCGTCACTCCTTGTTGGTGCTGCTGGCGCAGGAGGCGGCGCAGGAGGGGGAGCTGGAGGAGATGAACTAAGGATACCGCCCATTATAGTTCCTTTCTTAATATATATGCCGTGTCACAATAACCTAAAGTCTTGTAAAAGCCAATAGTCCTATCAGTTTTAATAGCAGAAGACACTCCAACTCTGGTTTCTTTAGCATGCATGCTATTTGCCCAGAACTCAAATCCCGTTATTAACCGTTTTCCTATCAAAGCTCCTCTTGCAGTTTTGTCTACAAATAAAAACAATTCACTTGCTGTTAAATCAAATGAAAAAAACTGTTCATAAACTCCTCCAGCCAGCATACCTTTAATGCCGTTTTTGTCATAAACTAAACAAATGCTGTCTGGTTCTGTTAAACATCTCCACCCTAGCTCTTGTAATTTTGTTTCTTCAAATTTGTATGCTTTATATTCAGGAGTTTCATCGTAAAACCTTTTGCCCATTTCTATTAAATGCGGCAAGTCGTTTTCTGTCATTCCCCGTATCACCACGGAACCCAGTCATTGCTTCTTGCTAAATGGTTATCATGCCCCATAGGATCAAATATATTGTAATCTTGTTGAGCAAGTTTTGGGACTGTTGCAGGGTCAATAGGATCGTGCAGAGATACGGCTAGATACCTAAAAGCGTCACACGGGTGTGATGTCCAGTCATGCAGCGGCCTGTTACGATAGGTCTGAGTTCTATCATCGTAGTCAGTACGGTATTGACGCAAGGCTTCGACTCCACGGTTGCAACTTTTTGCGTCAAACCAGCAGCGTGTTAATATAGTTCTTACTGCGTTGATCCCGTCTTCCAAAGATATTTTAGGCACAACTCTTATCTGCGTTAATCCTAAAGAGCGCAACACGTCTAGCCTAGATTTGCCAGAAGACATTTCTTTAACACGAACATCATGCGGTAGGTAATGATCGCCATAGGTATAGTCGCGCTCTCTGAGAATTTGAACGTAATGGTTCAGCCCTACGCCGGAGCTTTCATAATAATCAATTAGCCTAATCTCTTTGCCAACTCTCTGGCAGAACCATATCGCGGTCATGTCATCAATTCCCAAGTCCCAAGAAGTTATAACAGGGATAGAGCTTTCATACGGCACAGAAGTAACTTGGTCTTTCTTAGTTATACTCTCCATTATCTTACCATAGTAAGCGCCACGGATTGCAGCTTCCCAAGAACACTCATACTCTTGTGCGTATTCCTCTTCAGACATATCCCCCGCTGCAAAGTCTAACTCACCTTTATCAACATACTGTGTGTCAGAAGCCTTATACAGATACCCTGCCCACTGCCCTGACTCATCTTTAACGGCTCTTTCATAAATTTCAAAAAAATTATTTTTACCTTTTGGAGTGCCTATAAAACTAGCAGTACCCCTTCTATCTGACAAAGCAGGGCGTATAATCTCTGACCACATTTTAGGTGACATCTGGGCGTACTCGTCTAGCACAACATCATCTAGGTAAATCCCTCGCGCAGCGTCTGGGTTGTCTGAGCCGTACAGGTTAAGACGGCAGTTGCCAAGGAAATCTATGTGGAGGTTGCCTTCATTCGGCTTATACCCCGGCATTGCTGATAGAAACTCTTTTGCGTAGTCCCAAGCAACGGTTCGCGCTTGTTTAAGTAAAGGGGCTATATAAGCCACACGGGGGCTTTTCATATCATTGCCATAACAATAAATAGCCCTGCTAATAGCCTGATTGATAGCCCAAACAGTTTTTCCAAACCGCCTGTGACAAACAAGTACTTTAAATCTAGTAGGGTCTGTATGCAGAGCTTGTTGCAAAGGACGGGGAGCATACGGTATTGTTAGCTGTGCTATATCTTTCATAACGAGTTAAAGAACATCAACAAGACCTTTCTTCCTCCTGAGTTACGCCTGACACAGTGTTTGTTATTAGGGTGACTGTCATATAATAACAAATCACAGTAATGGTAAGTAGGTTCCTCGTCACCAAAAAAATAAAAACCCCCACCGTCAAACTTGCTGGAATCAGTTAACAAAACGCTAGCACTGTAATCACACCAAGTCATATGACCCGAATTACCCTGATCTATATGCCAAGGATGGCCTAGCCGGTTTTCCTCCACTCGTACATAAGAAGGCTTCCAAAGACGAACATCAGCAAAACCTTTAATAACATCCAATACACCACCCAGCCTAGCATCTGTAAAATCAAGATAACCGACAGTATTAGATAAATTAATTGCCTCTTTAGCGGTAATAACATCTCTAATGTATTCACGCACTAGTTAAAAGCGGACTTACGTTTAGGATTATCAGGGTCTAAATGCTGGATAACTTCCGCATTAGCAGCCTTAACATCTTTAATACTCTCGTTAGGAGACATAAACCTAACCATTAACTTACTTAACTGTGGCCCAGCCTCTATACCAACCAAACTCTGACCCTGCGGTTTACCATGCCCATAAGCCAGCACCAACTCTAAAGCCTTCATTAAAGCAGTGCCACCACTGTCAGGGTCATTAATAATAGTGCGAAGACGGTTAACCGCCATAGGACTTAACTCATCACGCATCGTGAGCTTCAAGTCATAAGGAACCTTGTTCTTAGAACCCTTTTTTCGCGCCGGGGGCTTATTCATTCTAAAAATATACAGGTATACCCCCCGAATGTACATTCTAAAAAAGTATCTTGTGCGGGAGGGAAGAGGGATCGCGCAGAAACAATTTGGGGGGTACACCCCTCGCGAACATTGCATTTAATACATGGCACGGGCGCAGAACAAAGGCCAAACAACAGGCCAACATTTATAAAGAACACTTGCAGAACCTAGCGAGGAACAAGAACGCAACACACGCCTTACGTGTTCGCCTTTTGTTTAGGGTTTGTCTTTACATGCCAGCTATTTTTTTGTTGGACGGGATACTTCCTCGCCACGATTTTACCTACTTACTCTACCCTTACATGACTCTCTCTACTCTATGTGTAACCAGCAT